CGAAGCATATAACAATGTTCTCGAAGCTGTTCAGCCAATCATAAAAAAGGCGACAGTCCTTTGCCGCCGAAGTCGCACCGTTGCGAACGGACACTACTGGAAACTTTGATCCTGTCATCTGGTGTGCAGCCAAGGCGTCGTACTCACCCTCAACAAGAGTCACATACTTGCCACCCTCAGAGAACAAGTGCTGTCCATACAACCCTGCTCGCTTCCAATCACCAACGATACTGAATCGCTTGTCAGGGTTACGAACCTTCGCCGCCACTGGTTTAGTAGGATCTGACGGGTCATAGTAACCGAATGTTGTAACATCACCCTGCTTCAGGGCTGCGTACTTCTTCGCCGTCGTTCCTGTAATTAAACGGTCGGTGATGGTACGGTACTCCGCTGTGATTAAACGGTGTTCTGTCTGAGTAAATGACGGCTTAGGCTTGTCGCTGATAGAACCTAACTCTCTGATGTTATCTACCTTGTCGGCAGGTGTGTATGCGTCACAGACAAAACACTTACTTGAGCCGTCGTCGTTGTACGCTAACCCGTCACTGCTGTTACAGTCAGGGCAAGGCTGGTGTGTCTCAGTGAATGCCATGTCTGCCAGCTCCCATGTCAGTGTACAGTTCGTCAATCTCACCGTCGTCCATTGCTTCTAACAAGTCGGTGAAAAAACCAGCTGCAATGTCCATCGCTTCGAGTAGCGTTAACGATGTAACCTGTCGTTCAACAAGCTCTACAATCTTACTCTCTTTAGAGATACTCATAGGATAAATACCTTATAAGTTAATATTAAAATGTTTGTCTTTTATGCTTTCTGCATAGAGTCTAACATTACTTTTCTTCGTCGCGCAAGCTTTTATATTCTTCGATGTCATCCTGTTCAAACTCCTCCGCGTAATTTCCCTTTGCTTCCCAGTAATCTTGGTAGTCGTCGTGCCATACTTCCCATGATTCTCTTTCACTGTTCATAAAACCTCCGTTGTATGCTTGACAATTCGATATTGTTTACCATTGCCACGTTTTGTTTGGACGTAGTGCTTCGCTTGCTCAATACAGTCTATTGACCACACCTGCGACCACACGTCGTCGTATAACTCTATGATATATATTGTATGAATACCAATCATGTGCATGTTTCCTCCTAAATCATGTTGACATATTCGTCGTTGATAATTGTCTGCACGTGTACGTAACCTTCAGGCCAGTACGTATATGATTCCTTGAGTGCCTTCGCTGTTCGGTGTACTGACGCTTCAAAGTGTTCAAACATTCCTAGTTCCTCTTTGTAGTACCAGAAGGGTATGCGTAACACTGGCTCTGCTGGGCCGTGCTGCTCGTAGTACACGATTATCTCAGCGTCGTTACTGATGGGTCCGTCGTTACCAAAGTGTTTTGTATGATCGTTGTCTGGTTGCTTCATGTTTACCTCTCTTTATCTATTGTTAACCATGCGGTCAAGATGATGGCGGAAAAGATCATTGCGATAAAGTACAGTAAATTAAATTCCATCTTTAGCTCCTAAGAATTTGTCGAGTTTACCGGACCGTCTGAGCTTTGCAATAGCCCGGCTCTCGATTCGTTTAACATCCGTCTGTGTGATACCTAATGCGTCAGCGATCTGCTGCTGAGTCATGAAGTAATCATACTGTTTGCCTTTCTTTTTAGACACTACTGCCCGCCTTATCGTATCTTGACAAAGCAGAATGAATCATCATCCACCCGATACAAACTGTAACGCCCTTTGAGATATGTATTCGCCGCCGCGTTTGTTTTGACCTTATCTTCTTCAGGTATACAAAACCAGTCATTTTGTTTCATAGACTCGAACAGCTCACGCCACTTACTGCCTCGCTTGCGGAAGTTTACAGGTGCTGGTGCTTTCTTTGATTGAATTTTGTAGTGCTTCATGGTTGTTTTCCTTTTAGGTTGGTTTGATTAGCGAATTGTTCGCCATTGCTTGTTTAATTCTTTCATGCGTTTGTTGTATCGTGCCTTGCGCTGTCGTCTCCGTCTCGCTCGCGGGTCTGTCCAACGTTCGTACACGCTGAAGATGATGTACCAAACAGGTACGAAACTAAATAAAACTACAATGTCAACAATTGTTGGGTTCATGCTACCTCCTCCGTCTCTCGTGGGATAATCTCGCCGCAAGTGTAGTCAAGCACTGATAAGTCAATGTCACGGCACATCTGCTGTACCTTTGCTGTCACTCTCTCAGGGTACGAGTCAACCAATGCGTGAGCCAACAAGTAAGACTTTTTACAGTGCAATATATCGCGCGGTCTAAAGTGTTGCGGATTCTCCACCGCATCTATTAAATGTTTGACAACAAAATACTTTGCAACCATCGCGACAGGATCAGGCTTGATTCCGTAAGGTGCGGCGTTGTTCATGATGCGCTGCTGTTTCTTTTCATACTCAAACATTTCATCAAGCACGTCATAGTTTCCAAGGTGACGCAGTGAATACAGTTCGCTTATTGCGCCGTTGATAATGCTTTTAATCTGATTCTTTGTCATCGTCGTCTCTCCTTAGTATCCCAACCATTCAAGAATTTCGTTCGAGTAGTAAACCTTTTTATCACCTACCTCGTCAACAAAGTCAGCCCAGTCTATGCCATGCGCTAACACCTCCGCCTTGGCTTGCTTTAACGATACTGCGTGACCTTCCATTGCTTCGTCGTATGTCATTGTTGTTTCTCCGTTGTTTGTTGAAATATGCGGTTGGTTATTCTCACAAGGGGATCAAACCTCGTTACCTTCCCTAGGGTCTCAAAACCCCCCCGTGACTCCGCTGCCTATTGGTCGATAACGTGAAGTCCGGTCGCAACCGCATACCCAGACGCCTCGCGGCGTTTCGCTTGAGTCTCACAAGCTCATCAGTGGGTTTATTTGTTTCGATAGCTCTCTACGTGTTGCTTGAATTGTTCGTCGTTCATAAATCCAGTGATTGTCAAAATGTCGATGTGTGTCATTCTGTTCTGGATCTGAACTAATTCTTTCCAAATTGCTGTTTCGTATCTGCTCATTATGTTGTTTCTCCGTTGCGTTGTTGATGTATGTATATTAACGCTTGACATATAAATATCAAGACTCTTTTGCAAATACTGAAACAGAAAACCATTCACGATATGAATATGCTCTGACCTAACATGATGACGATACAGTGTCAATACTGTTTATCTATACAGGTCTATAGTGTACCTGTGAGGGTCCAACCTAGACTCTCCCACCTACCCTTGTCAGTTCTATTTTGGCACTGAGTAGGTTCTGTTTTGGAACTGACTTTACCGTTTCGTCGTCGTTTTCGGGGGCGGGGGAGGGTCTGTGTTGATGACTAGGTTGTTAGATCCCACCTAGATACAAAAAAGAGTCAAATTAGACCTAAAAACAACCCCTAGTTATCTAACAAGAAACGCCATATAAATCAATAACATACGCAGTGCAGAATCTGGACCGTGCTGGTACAGTTTAAAGGGCAATGTAATCTTATTTAAAATAATGCTTGACAAATCCCTAAAAGTATGGTACAATAAATAGTATATTATGTCTTTAAAGATTCTTTACCGCGCTGTATAAGATAAATATTATATGATAATTATTAAATGTATGACATATAAGCACGGTAACGAAACTTTAAAGAGACTTTAAAGAGGTATGTATGTCAGACGTTGATAATCCTCCTCGCCGAAAGCGTGGAAGACCGCGTAAAAGTGATGTTTCATCTGTTAAAAAAGGAAGTCGCAACGCTGTTGGTCGCCCGAAGGGTGACGCTGCTGTCATAAACGAATACAAAGCACGTATGTTAGCATCCCCGAAGTCGCGGAAGGTGCTTGATACCATCTTTGATGCTGCGTTAGACCATGATCATAAGAATCAAGCGGCTGCTTGGAAGCTTGTTATGGACAGAATACTGCCTGTTGCGGCTTTTGAGAAGGATATTGTTAAGGATGGTGGTAGGAGTGCCATTCAGATCAACATTAGTGGTGTTGGTGCTGTAGATGTTGAACAACCTACAATCATTGAAGGAGAAGTTATAGATGAATCTTAAGCATTTCAGCCCTTCAGAGTTTAATTGTCAGGTTACTGGCAACAACAACATGGAAAAAGATTTCCTAGAGAAGATAGACCAGTTGAGAGAAGCGTGCGGGTTTCCTTTCACAATCACCAGTGGGTATCGACACCCAACTGAGCATCCGATAGAGGCTAAGAAAGAAGTACCCGGTACTCACGCTCAGGGGATCGCGGCGGATATAAAAATAACAAACGCCGTGTTTCGCCTTAAGCTAGTAACAAAGGCTATTGAGCTAGGATTTACAGGAATAGGCATTGCAGACGACTTTATACACGTCGATACACGCGGAACAACACCCGTTATGTGGACGTATTAGTGGATTTAGATATTGAACTTCTTCCGTGGCAGCAAGATGTTTGGGGAGATGACACACGGTTTAAGATAGTTGCGGCAGGACGACGTACAGGTAAGTCTAGACTAGCTGCTTGGTTGTTAATTGTTAACGCATTACAGGCAGGTAAGGGTCATGTATTTTACGTCGCACCTACTCAGGGACAAGCCAGAGATATTATGTGGCAAACCCTTTTGGAACTGGGACATCCTGTTATTTCTGGTAGTCACATTAATAATCTGCAAATCAAGTTGGTCAACGGAGCAACCATTAGCCTTAAAGGTGCTGACAGACCAGAAACAATGCGAGGTGTCAGTCTTAAGTTCTTGGTAATGGACGAATATGCTGACATGAAACCAGAAGTGTTTGAGCAGATCCTAAGACCTGCGTTGGCTGACCAAAAAGGCTGTGCAATGTTTATAGGCACACCAATGGGAAGAAACCATTTTTACGAACTGTACAAATATGCGGAGTTAGACGATGATCCGACGTACAAGGCTTGGCACTTTACTTCTTATGACAATCCATTATTGGACCCGGACGAGATTGACATTGCTAAACGCTCTATGTCGTCTTATGCGTTTCGTCAGGAATTTATGGCGTCGTTTGAAGCCCGTGGTTCGGAGATGTTTAAGGAAGACTGGGTTAGTTTTGGAGAAGAGCCTGACGAAGGTGACTACTATATTGCAATCGACTTGGCAGGCTTTGAAGAAGTAGGTAAGAAACGTACAAAGAATACCAAGCTTGACGAAACTGCTATATCTGTAGTTAAAGTAGGGGACAACGGAGACTGGTTCGTAGAAAACATTATATATGGGCGTTGGACATTAGATGAAACAGCTATCAAGATCTTCCAAGCTGTGCGTGATTACAGCCCTATTTCTGTTGGCATCGAAAGGGGAATTGCAAAACAGGCAGTTATGTCACCCCTGCTTAATTTACAAAAGAAGTACGCACAGTTTTTTAGAATTGAAGAGTTAACGCACGGTAACAAAAAGAAAACAGACAGGGTAATGTGGGCGTTACAAGGTAGATTTGAAAACAACACAATTACTTTAAACAAAGGTGAGTGGAAC